TAGCGAGGCCTTGGATGTAGTTAGGTATAACTTTTACTAAGCCAAAGTCGCTTTCATAAAGTTCAACAGATTGTCTGATTGAACCTAGTTCGTCAATATTACGACGAACATTAGAAGCAGCTTGTGCTAAAGCAGAGAAGTTACGTTTTTGAGTCGGAGACATCATAAGTACTGTCGCCTTTCCACCTTCTTCGTAAACTCTTTGCATTACCTCATCAACATCACTTAAAGCAAGTGAGTGAGTACCAGCAGTGGCAGCAGCACTCGTAAGACCAGCGGCAGTACCAGCTGCAGCTGTATGAGTACTTGAAGCAAATGCTGGAGTACTAGCAGAAACGTCCCATGTGTTATATGCAGGAACCCATGATTGGTATCCGCCCATAGTACGACCAGCATTAGCGCCAACACCATCAGCTCCGCCAGAACCGTTAGTTACTTGGCGTGCGCCAACTAGTGCATGCTCTAAGTCGCGTTTAAGCTCAGTACCTTTCTTCTTCATTTGGTATCCAAACTCAGAGTTACGACCAGCCTTAGAAACACTGTCAAGAGTCTTAGAAACTTGAATGTGCTTAGTAAGGATCTGTGAGTAGTTACCAACACGAGCTGTGCTAGTACTTGCAACAGACCCTGCTGCGAAGTCTGAACCTTCAGCTTGAGCATTTGCAGCAGGTGCAGCTAGTTCATCAGTTTGCCACTCATGAAAGACAGCTGTAGCCTTTTTATTACCAATAGAGGATAAGAACGGGGTCTCATCTCTAGTGATCATAGCTATAAAAGATGCCAGGTCTTCCTTTTTACCCTTGGTATCTTCCGTTCTAAATATTGCCATTTTAATTTTTCCTATAAAATATTACAATTGTTAAGAGATAAGAAAGATTAATTGTCAAACATTCCGTCTACCAGTCCCGCTAGGAAAGAATCAGTTTGATTCTCTGTAGCGTCCCCTGATAAGACTTTCTTGCGTAACTCCTTTTCTTTCTCATTAGTTTTAGCCTTTTTGCCCACAGACTTAGTTGCCTTAACACTTTTAGTAGGAGCTTTCTTACGCTTTTGAACTGCAACTTTCTTGCTGTCCTTTAAAGCTTTATAATCATACATTAACGCAATCACTTTAGGATCTATAACGTTTGCAAACTCAGGAAAGCCTAAGTCTTTTACTGCCCAATTAACCACAGATTCGTAGTCATCTTGCCAGCCTGGTAGATCCGTATCTAATGCTGAAATAGCTTGTTCTTTATTTGCTTGTAGCGCAGCTGCGTCTGCTCGAGTCTTTTCAGAATTAGCCTCGTCTTTAAGACGCGTAGCTTCGTTCCTCTTAGATTCAAGTTCTTTAGCTTTATTACGTCTAGCTTCTTGCCATTTAGGCAATTCGAACATATCATCATCATTTATTAATTGCTGTATTTTACGATCATACGCTTCTAACTGCATTGCGTCACTATCAGTTTGATTAGCAAGCAATTTAGCATTTTGAGATTTAAGCGTAGTAGCTTCTTCTGCAAGTGCCTTAGCTTCTTTTAGCTGTGCACTGGCTTCAATGGATTTCTTGTTAGAGCTTTGGGCAGTCTGATAACCTTTGATTAACTCAGCCATAGATACAGTCGACTCTTCACCATCAATCTTAACTGGTACTTCATATTCCATATCTAGTTCTTCGTCATCTTCTACTTCTTCTTCAGAGTCATCTGCGTCTTCCTCAGTCTCTTCTTCTTCAGTTTCTAGATCATCGTCATTGCTTTCATCTTCTAATAGTTCAGTCTGGGGCGCCTCAGCTTCATCACTCTCTGCTGCGTCCTCCACTTCGTTATCAATATCATCGCCAGGTAGAGCTTCTTTTGATTTATCACCAAAAAATTCGCCCGCTAGACCTTCTAACATTACATCTGCATCAACCAAATTTACATTAACATCCTGACTATTTGTTAGGGTAGTTTCTAAATTCTCTGACATTATATAATCCTCCTATAGATTATTCCTTATTTAGCAGCGGCTTTCTTAGTAGCTACCACCTTTTTAACATCCTGTTTTTTAGGCTCACTCTCAACTATATCCTCAAAATGTGCAATAAGAATCTGCACTGAGGTAAGTTTTTCAAGTAGTTGCCTAATAACAGGACCGTGTCCCCCACGGTTTCTTGCTCCGCGCATTTCGCGTAGTATATTTTTTTGTTCTAACTTGAACATCTCCAAGTCATCTAGTGTAAACTCATCCATTTAGACCCTCCTGTTCCTTTTTGAATGTTTCATTATCGCCAGCAACCGCTAACGACTCTATTTCTTTCTTCACATCTATTAGTGCTACAACAGTATTATAAATAGTTTCTCGCAGCTCTGTTTGATGTGAACCTGTCTGACTCCATGCCACCAAATATTTTTCTTTAACTTTCTCAAAGATTAAATCATAAGCCTTATTGCTTATAATCATCTTAGCATGAGTCCCTAGTTCTATTTTATCCATTTGACCTCCGTTTTATGAATTAATTGCCAATTTTAGTAGGGTGCCCTGTTTGTATTTCTAAGGCAATCTCTGCTTTGTCCTTAGCAACCATATGCTCAAACTTTTCTCTATCTAGTTCCATATCAGCTTGTTTCTTCTGAATATCTGCCATTTGCTTTTGCAGCGTCAACATAAGTTTCTGTTGTTCTATTTCCTGCTCTTTCTGCTCTTCAGCCTGTGCTGCTTGTTGTTGTTGAGCTACAGCTTGTGCTTGCTGTTGACCCTGTGGTGTTGCCGGATCGACAATAAAGTCAGTCCAGTTTTCGACACCAATTGAATCCATAAGTTGCTTAGCAATATTAAACCCTGAAGCAGGGTTGATGACACTCTTAGTTTCTGGTGCTTGATATAACATTGGCATAACTTGTGTAGCTAATATCATCATGTTTTCTTGGGTATTAGCTTTACTGTTAGGACCAACATCTATATCTACAGTACAGTTCTCAATAGGCATCATATCTTTAGATGTAACACCATAATACGAAAAGTCTTTCATAATCGCATCGGCATTTTCTAGTACTAAACTATAAACACCCCGACATAAATCTTTAAAACCAGTTTCAGCAAATCTACGCGCTACATAAGCAATGCGCTTTTGTGAAGCTGCTTGTACTTGCGCAACTTTACCTGCTGAGTTACCAGAATCAAATAGTTTTTCATTCACACCTTGGGCTGCGCGCGTCATACCACTAGCTTGCTCTTTCTCATTGTTCATAAATTCTAACAAGGAGAACGTTGAAGGTGACAGAGAATCCGGGGTAATCGGCTGCACTGCCGCAACAGGACTACCATTAGTAGGGATAATCTGGTGAGGTTCGGGACTCTGAAGTGCACGGAAATCTACCGTGTTGGGATCTGCAAGAATTCGACCATAATTTGTCAAATATACATTTTCTACCATACCCCGAGTAATAGCCGTTTTAATCTCTGTAGCTGACCGAGTTACGTCTGCTATAGACAACCCGTAGAAGGCATACGGAATCTCGATAGGATTTAAATTAGCCAAAGGTATACTATCAGCATACTCTTCTAATAAAATCTCATCACCAGCCACTATGACCCTCTTCAACTCAGCGATACCATCGCCATCTCTGTCAATCTTCATCCAGACTTCGTTAACAGTAATTTCTCTGTTAGCCGTGCCTAAGATATCATCCTCTTCACCTACCCAGACATTATTTGCTGATTGCCTATTAGCATTTTCCCCGTAGTTACCTTTCAGACCCGCAAAAGATTCCGCCCCTCCCGCCGCTAAGTCATCTGGTACATCAAATCCTTGTGTGCGAAGATCAGATAAAGATACTTCAGTTTGGATTCCTACGAATGTAGAATTAGCTATTGACGTAGCTGTTCGATTAATCATAAAAGACTCAGGAGGAATATTTTCTAACTCTATTTTAGATGTATCTACCTTGCGTCTAATTTTAGCTAGCTCATAATATTCAACTTCTTCCCCTTCAATTATTTCTGAGGCTGTTATTAGTTCGATAATTTCTACGTTATCTTCCGCAGTTATAATATCAAGTTGTACAGAAGTTAAGTTTTCGTATTCCTCTACCTTATATTCAGAAGATTCTACCCACTTCCAGCGAATAGTTGCATTCTTAAATAGTAGAGCACTCTTAATCCATGTATTTAGTTCTACCCAACCATTATTCTTAACAAAGATACAATGGTTAGTAATATCGGAGGCTACGCCCGCAGCTTTAGACTGCGTTGGGTCCATTGGATTAAATTTAGCTATTCTCCCATTGCTTAACATCAATTCCGAAATAACTGCTAGATATGAATCTACAATTTCTATAGTATCTGATGATACAACTTTAGAAACCCCCATTGGCGCTAATCTACCTTTTGGCTGTTGGGTATAATAGTCAATAGCCTCTTCTCTTGCTTCTGATATTTCAGAGCCATCAGAGAATGAGCCTACTGACTGATGAATAGCGTCATTAATGAGACCCGTCAGCTCTTCATCTGTTATTTTATTAATATTTTTTGGCATAGTGTCTCCTAAATCCAATTATTATTAGTTTCTGGTATATACATATTACCAAATCCTATTCTATCAGTTGTTAACTTATCAATATGTGTTCGATAGACTTCGCAAGTAATAGCTAAAGCCATTACTGAATCATCGAAACATCCAGGACTCGCGCCAGTTGATCCTTTGTCATCAGATAAGTAATCTTTTAATTCTTGAATAATTATTGAAGATTTAATATCTAATTCTTCTTCAAATAACCAATTCTTTAAGTTGCCTATGATAGCAGGTTTGGATGCACTAGTTGTTCTAAAACCTAGTCTTATCCCCTCTTCATTTGAGATGTTAGCAATCTTTGTTTGAAAGTACATATTAACGTAATTCATATCTTTCAGCTTCTGAAGAGTAGCCACGCCCATTGAATTAGATTCAACAGCTAAAAGTGCATTATTGAAATAGCGTCCTAAATAAAACAGCTCCTTACCAAAAGCAGCAGGGTCTATTCTGTTATTACGATATAAACCAACTACTTCTCTTTTTGAATTCATAACTACAGCAACACTATAGTCTTGTCCCACCCCGAGAGCAACATCAGCCCCAATAATATACTTCTCTTTGAAACCAGGGGCCTCCCATATTTCAAGGTGTCCTTCTCTCTGATCATCCCAAGACATCATCTTAGGATTAAAACTTCTTATGCTTGTAGCAGATTCAACTTTTAATTTTTCAATCTTTTCAATATCAAATACATTAGCACCTGATACTTGGAATGCTTCTTCAGAGGTTGCGGGGTATTCCTGGGCAAACTTTGTTGCACCGGATTCACCAATCTTCATTCTCCTCCAATAAAGTTGGTCATTAGTTAAATTATATAATTCAACCAATGCGTCCTCTTCCTTAGTTCGTACAAAATTTTCAGAAGCTTCCATAGTATATTCTAATGTCATATACCAAGGTAAAAATACTGAAACATAATCATTTAAACCTTGCTCTGCTTTCTTCCACATTTCATAGAAAGAACCAGTAGCACCATTAGCTGTAGATTCTAGAATTATTTCAGTGCCATCAGCACTAGAAACCCCCTGAAATAGGCCAGCTAAGATTTTCTCTTGATTTTGCCAAAATGCTACTTCAGAACAATGTAGAATTGTTGGAGTTGTGCCCCGCCCAGCTTCGGGTGAGCCAGCTGTATACAATCTAAATCCTGAGTCATTATGCGCGAACTTAATTTCTTTCGCATTAGATTTAACTAATTCAGGAGCTGTACCATCTGGCATTCTTTCAATAAATTGTTTACTCATTGTAAATAGTGCGTCAGATGTTGCGCTATCATGAGCTAATACCACTGATCGGGTATATGGAGTATATAAGGTCTTCCAAAATACTCTTCCAGCTGTATATGTAGATATACCTTGCTGACGGGCTTTAAGAATTATTACCCTTACCCTACCTTTCTCTTTTAACTGCTTTTCAACAGCTTTATGTATTTTTTGTTGCGCCTGATTAAACTTAAAAGGTATATAACCCTGCGCGGCGTCTTTAGTAATGATCTTTAATCGATCCACTGAAAACTTTTTAAAGTCACTTTTATATCTTAAATCTTTCTTTTTCTTAGCGATAGCTTTGCGTATTTCTATTTCTTTCGCTAACTTTAATTTATATTCTTTGCTACTCTTATCCATAATTACCCTCCAGCTCATATGATAGTAGTTTTAAATTAGGTGGTTGGTTACCTAGGCTGATGCCAACCGTCACCGTTCGGAGGGGCCCAAGTTTTTAGACTATTTTTTGTTGCCAAAATATTTATTGTAAAGAGGCGCTAGCTTCTCTCTAAATATATAAGCTGCTATTGCCACGAATATAATAAAACCTACTATGTTCTCCATTTTATTCTCCTAAATGTTTAAAAAATCGTTTAAAGTATTCTGGATCATCATCTCTTGATTTGTCCGAACCTTCTCCCCATCTCCAATACTTAATCATATTTTCGAGGGGTTTATCTGTTGTTTTGGCTTTAGCCCATAAATCATTCATAATTGCTTTAGATAATTTTGAGTATCCTTCTTGATCAGTTTCAGTAGTCATGCCACCTTGTCCGCCGTAATCATAGTCTGGATTAAAGTGAGGTATTTTACCCTTGTTATTGCCATGTTCTGCAAACTTTCTAGCATTCATTAAGTATCTGTTAGCAAAATCTTTATCTTCAATTATTTCTGGTTTATTTAATAAATAATTCTTTACTAAATTTCCAGTTAATTGCACAGGACCAAATGCCGTAGAGCCTCCTTCAGCCTCCCTAAATGTAGTTCTTATCCAGGGATTATCAAAAGCTTCTGTTTCAGCTCCACTAAAAGCTTTATATAAATTATCTATTCCCATATTATCTTGTGGAGGATGCGACAATACACCAGGATTTGCCCCTGCTTTTGATAGTATTGCCATAAAAACTCCTAATAATAATATGTTAATCTTCTTTAGGCTTCTCAAAATCGCTACCTTCTACCTGAGCATTAACTCCAGGTGGATCTAAGTCTTCTGGATCTATGTCAGTGACACCAGCTAACTCAGCCTCTAGTTCCTCAATAGTCATCTCAGACACTTGAGTAACCCTTGAATCTACTTCTTGCCTGATCTTCTTGCCTTCTGAATATTCTCTTTCTTCCGCGACAGCTTTGTACGCTCTATCATACTTAGTCATATCTGTTGGATCGTTAGCATAGATAGCAAAGGCAGTATTTTTTAGTGCCTCAAACATCTCTGTATTATCTAAAGATTCCACTAATTCAGCTAATTCTGGATCTTCTTGCATCCATTTCATAACTTGCAGATCTCTCTTTAGTTTGCCTTTTGCTCCTAGAGCACCATTTGGTCTTCCTTTTGGATTACCACTTTGTCCTGGTTTCCAGGATTTTAAATTCTCTGTACCTTTATGGGGTTTCCCATTACGTTGATCAATGGGTAATTCTTTTTCAGTATCTGTCATAATAACCTCCTTTTTATGCAAATTTAATTCTTTTCTTATCAGCGCTATTCTTCATGGATTCATACATCTTTTTGTAAGTTTCCAATAAAATTCTTTCAGTTTTTGTTTCCATATAATCTTATATATTCTGAGTCCTGTGTGAAATCAATCTTCTCTGCTTTCTTAGATGCCATTATTCCTATAGCATCTGGTGCCCATTTTGAATTAATCTCTGGATTGTCAACTAAAATATCCATTCTTGCTTTATTGGCCTCTAACATCTTTTCTTTTATTTGTTCCAATCCCTTCTCCATAAATCCCTCCGTTTAATTTTTTTCTTATTTAATTCTCGGTAAAGCTTAGCAGTCTTGTCTAACCGAACAAGACCGCCAGAATCTTTTTTCATTGTATTACCTTATTTCAGTTTCCTCTTTCTAGGTAATCCTATTGCGGACGGTCTTCGTGGTCCTGTTACCTTACGTAATCTTTTTGTAGGTCCTCGTAATCCTGTTGCGGACGGTCTTCGTGGTCCTGTTACCTTACGTAATCCTTTTGTAGGTGGTCTACCTCTTTTTCTTCCGTATGTTCCTGGTCCTGTAGGCATCTATTTGCTCCTATTTAATTTTAATACACATAGGCATACTCCAACTAGTATCGGTATGTCTATGTATAGTTTTTTGTTAGGAATGGTTACCTAACTCACTCGTCTAGTCGAACTCATGACTATATGCTGCGGAACTAGTAATCAGTGGTTCCATAAAGAGTTCTAAAGTTGTATTTTCCTTATAAGGCTCATTGTAGCTATCCCCACGGGGTAGCCATATGGGCCATGGTGGTCAGTAGTATCCAGTCTAAAGATACTAGGTATCCTAAAAGGGTAAGGGGTTACACAAATATCACACTGGATCCTTAGTGGATCCTTAATGTATCCTTAATGTATCAACATAGATTAACTTAATCCTTTAAACCACCCCTTACCCTTCCAGTGTTACCTTAGCAGTATCTTACAAGTTATATCTTTATGGTAGATATAGACCAAACTGGGTCAATTATGTCCCCAGTAGCTGAATTTAGGTTAAATATGTTGTTACTTTACATATAGTGATACATAATTAGACCCTTTTTTTCATATTGTTAAAGTATAGGTTAATATAGGGTCTTAGGGGCTGCTTAAGGGCCTCCAGGATCTGACTTAAACCTTAGACCAAGGATCCAATTTATAAATATATATCTACCCCTTAATTTATTTAGGCACCCCCTCAAAACCATAGGGGTGCCACGGTAGTCCTCAGGTCTCCATATTGGCCCGTGTGGCTCATATTATCCTCCACTGGGGTCAA